ATCTGCTTTTGTGCGTCTGTTGACTTCTTCGTCAAGAATACGAGGCACTACAGTCCTTGCCCATTTGTCAGGGTCATCAAAGACATTAACATCGGCTATAGGAGCTTGAGGTTCGGGAGGTCTTATGTTCGATAGTCTGGTATCTATAAGATTACCAAGGTTATCAAACAGGTCTTTGTCCCGTCTTCCCTGCCATGATGCAACCTTCTGGAAAGCCTTTTCCGCTGCTAAATCCGCTATCTGTTCCGGTGTCAGAGTCGGAGGCGGTTCAGGTGGTTGCGCTTTTGGTTCTGGTATTGGCGTACTTTCTGTTTCGGCTCCTTCATCACTACCCGTATTTTCCGGGGGCAATTCAGGAGTATCGACTGCTTCTTCTGCCATGTTTTAGTTCTCCTTTAATAATAAAAAACCCGAAGACCACAGAGACCATCCCTGTGATGTTCGGGCTTTATAAAAATTCCTATTTAATAGGAGTTTACAAAGAATCCTACTTTACATCTTGTTCTATTCTAAGTTTCCTTATACCGCCTTCATGCAATACGATAGTTACAACACCTGTCGTCTTTCCTTTTATCCAGTTTGTGAATATCTCTACAAATCTGTCTAATGTCATTTCGCCATCGCTTTTTCGTGTTCTTCGGCTTGTTCGGCTATTACAGCCATCCTTCTCATAAAATCATAAGTTACATTTACAATCAATGCACTCCGCATGATTTCCTCTCGTACCTTTTCCGGTGGTTGCAAGCATAAGTTAAGCATATTCGTTATCTGTGCGTTTATACTGTCAACAGCACTATTAATAATCAGCCTTCCACCTGTCGTGTTCAGGAAACTACGCAGTAAGTTAGCTTCAAGTATCGTGTTTAGAACATACTCTCTTTGTTCTCCTTTGAAATTCTCAATGTAGTTTTTAAGGTCTTGATTAGTCCATACTTTATCATTAACCAAATTCATCAGTCATCCCCCTCATCTGCTGTTCTGCCGGTTGCTGTGGTAGCCCCTGCTGATTCTGTTGCGGCGGCATTGGATTGCTTGCTGGTGGTGTCCCCTGCCCCTTCCCTCCTGTTGCAAGCTGATATAAAAGCATTGTTTCTGGGTCTTCTTCAAACATATACCTCTTAAAATGTGAGAAGTTTTTACCCATAATTTCAATCATCTGCCCCAAGACATAATTGACTGCCATTGGCGTTTTGGGATTTTGAATTGGAGCTATCATCCCCAAAATACCCTGCCATGTTTTTAATTTGTACTGTTTTGATTCTTCGGTTTCTAATGCCTGACTTACAGGCTTGAATTTATCTCTTCTTTTCGGATTATACGCCTTTGCACCTTCTTCGCCTATTAACTGAGCCAGAGTATCCGGTAGCATAAAATCGTTACATAAGGTTAGTAGCATATCGTAAAATTCGGTAAAGCCGATAAATTCAAGATTCATGGACTTCATGCCGATTCTGACATTCGCTCTTTGATTTACGATAGAAGCCATTGTCGCTGTTTCGGCTCTGTCCGGTGTCATGCCCATCGTCTGAGGCGAGGTTGCCATCGCATAATCCATTCTTGACGATAGCAAGTTCTGGTGAATTATACCACCTTGAATGTTGTCCTGAATCGGTATTTCCTGCAAATCATCAAGGTTTTCAAGAAGGGTAACTTTTTCTGGTGTGATTCTGACATTCTCGCTTACAGAGAATTTCTTGCCTTTAAACGCAGGTGTTATAGACAGCTTTGTACGATAATTCATTAAATTGTAGTTATCGTTTATGGCTTTCTGTATCTCTCTGTTTATCTCACCGTCTCCGAATCCGGTATCTTTCAGCATATCCACATAGCACAGGAATCTCACCATTGGTCTTCTTGTATGTCTTGACTTCCTGAAGCCTATTATATGCCTTATATCATCACCTTCTCTGTTCTTGGCAGAATGTATGATACATTCCATATTCACAGCATCAGGGTCAAACTTACCGTCAGGCATAAGACCCGGAACATATTCACCGTCTTTTACTATTACCGGATATTTGCCCCATCTCTCATAAATCACAAAGGTCTTCTGAGGAGGTTGAGGCTGTTCTTCGGTATCTCCATCCTTATTATATGTAGTCGTGCCTCTTGCACCTTCCGGTTCTTCCTCATCCAACAGGTCAAGATTGAAATATCCCATCTCTGCCGAGTCTGCTCTTAACTGCTCTAAAGTCCTTTCGGTCTCAAATATCACATATTCCTTATCGTTCAAAGAGTAGGTGTATTCAGGGGACATATAGACGTTCTGGACAGGATATACGTCAAAATCAGGCTTATCGGTTTCGATTCTGCTGGTAAAAACCGGTTCTTCATTTATCTGGAATTTAGGTCTTTGTGATAAAGGGTCTATATAAGGTGTGTCGTCTTCTGACAGGATGTTGCCTTCTTCATCATAGGTATAGTCTGAACTTTGTGCATAATGAGATAATTCCTGCACAACACTTTGTTTATACCTGCCTTTTATAATTCCGTACCCACAATTGAACACAAACATGATAAGTCTTACTATTTTATAGTAATAGTACATATCCTTATCATTAAGTAATGTATTAAGCAGGTTCTTAGCGGCTTTTGATTCCGCAATATCAACCGCATCTGTTGAGTCTAAATCCACCTCTACAAAGTCTGTAGATGCGAAATATTGTGCTACGAAGTTGCCTATCTGGGTGAGTATTCTTGAACTATATTCAGGAAGGAATATATCCGATTCCCAATCGTTAGGCTTCTGCTCCCTGACTCCATGCATCATGTCGTAATAGGCATTAAACTCTGTTACGAGCTTTTCATTGTTTCTTGCGGCTACGGTCAGTTCTTCGGATATGTGGGACATCAGGCTATTCTGTATTGTTTCCGATACAGACCAGTCTGATTTAGGGACTTTCTTTTTCTTTTTAGGCATGAATACTCCTTACACGGAATATATTGGAAGGCTCCCAGAACTCTTTCTTTTGTTCGTAATAGGCGGGATTTAAACAGCCCAGAAACTCCAGATTACGGCAATAATCAGAGAATTTCTGCGACTCTCTTTTAACTGTTTTCACGGCCTTTACATGCTCCTGTTTATAGTCCACATAACGCCATGACTTTAAATGCTCTATGTGGCCTCGACAACTGTCGAGTATCCACATGGTTGGCAAATATACACCAAATCTTGTGTCTGTCAAGTTATTTTTATTAATATTATTTCCAGGTACTCCACATATAGCCGCATTTTTAAGCCTCGTTCTTACAATCATGCGACCTTCCGAGTTTTTTGTGTCTGCCGGAGTTAGCCGTCTAAGCCCTTCGTCTCCTGTCGATAAATCGTGAAAAGTCGTAAATCCGGTGTTACCTTGTTGCATATTTGCAAGAGGGTCAATCAATGTGCATCTGTTAAATTCCTCATCTTCTCCAAGCAAAGACTGAGCCTTTATTTCGTCTCTTATCTCTAATGTAACCCTATTATCGTGCTTTGCCTTTATCTCGTTCCATACAAACCACTCGTTCTGAGGACTTATTGCAACATAACTAATATACCAAGGCTTGGCAGGATGAAAGTCTATTATTCTATAATGCCAGTATGTCCTGAATAAAGCCGCATTAAACACGCTGTCAAAAGGCACAACATGAATCTTATCATCAAATACCTTATATATTCTCCCTGATACTTGCTTAAATACGCCATATCGCCTCATAGCAAGTTCATCGGGGTCATCTATACCCTCAAAGATACGCTCTATCGTTTCCTTGTCCATTACAGGATTATCGTCTGTAGCCCAACAAAAACACTCAATATCCGACTTTGTATCGTGTTCCTCTACACGCTGATACTTAAACTTATCGGCTACTATCTTAGAACGAAATATCCTTTTAGCCCGTCTCCAAATGCTGTCATAAGTCCAATCCAACCCTTTAGCTGGAGTCAAAGAAATACTTACATCCCCACCTTCTTTCAACAGCCTTATGCAACATTCATCGTATTTTATACGCTCTATTTCCTCATCCTGATAATAAGCACTCCGCTGAACACTCATAAAAGCGTCTAATTCCTGAGTACTCGCCATAAACTCAACCTGATTATCAGAACCGCCATAGACGTTCTTAACACCCATTATCTTGCTTCTTGCTGTGATTTTCTTCGATATTAATCCGGTAGGAGCTAAAATACGCCTTAATTCAACATATTGCTGGTTCTGTTCGTCATTCTCATCCTGTGGTACAACCTTGCTCACCATCCGTATAGGCTTGTTTAACTTGTTCCTTTCCTTTACAGGATGTATCCCAAGTAGCCTTAAAGCTACATCATAAGCACAGGTGCTCGTTCCTCCACCCTGATTCCCCTTAATTATTGCTCTTGTATTAGACTTGCTAGTCAGATACTTCAACGCAGTGTCGTGCATCTTATACGACAGCAAACTATCATACTTTAAATAAGGATCACTAACTTCTATCGGCATCCTCTACCTCAGCATCCTGAACTTCCTCATCCTTCATGCCCCATTGATGTTCTAAAAACTTCTGTACGTTACTTAACTCGTTCACCCTGTCAGGATTCTGATTCACCTGTATCATTGTATTAATTACTGTCCCCGGAGCACCGCCACTTATACCCGCCATCCCAGTTATATGCTTCGCAGCATCAAATCCCAACCTCTTGACATCCTTATCTGCATCCTTATCCAAACCCTCCTTCACCAACCCTACTATCAAATCACCGGCAGGATGCAATCCCTTCTCGATTATTCGGCTCGCCTCTCTCTCAATTATTCCCTTTATCTCATCTGTCCTCAATGCCTTCCTTACCGTAAGCCTCGATCTCCCTATCTTCTCCCCTATCTTCTGCATACCCAACCCCTTCACTCTCAACCTCGCTATCTCCGCCTTCTCCGCCATCGTTATGTGATTCCGCCGATACCCCTTCTTCGCCATCCTCTCCACTAATTTCATCCCGCACCACCTTTAATAAATAATCAGTTATACTAAGTCCTAACCGACCACTCCTCCTCAGCACCTCCACATACTCCCCCTCGCTTAACCTCATACCTATCCTCTTATCCCTTGCCATAACCTCCCCCCCTAAAAACCAGCCAGCAAATCCTTCATCAGCTTAAACTTCCCATCCTTCCCATTAACCCCTCCTAAACAACACATGCAATCACAATTCTTCGCATGTGCAGGATGTATGTCATAATTCATATACACCTTCCTGTCTGCATCAAAAGGAAGCACCCCCATCTTCACAAAATCTACCTTTAAATCAGGCCACTTATCAGGAGCGCACAGCATACACCGACACCCATCCTTATGCTTTGGATTAATATCGTAATTAGGTATGTACTTCGAAACAAGGGGTTCACATAGGGGTTCACATTCCTCACCGTAGGGGTTCACATCTTCGGGATTCACATCCCCAATCACCACCATCCCCCTTAATTTCCTCATACTCTCTTTTACCGCTTTCCTCCTCATTCCTGCATCCTTATACGGCATATATCCTCCTTATTATACCTATCTATTTGTCCTCTACTACCATGTTAGTACGTTGTCAAGCAAATTCTGTATGTACAGGCAAGGCGGGCTACAGGATGACATGAAGCCCATTTTTACCCCCTCCGTGTTACCGGATGTCTTGTAATGCCTAAAATTGACTCCACCGTGTGACGGGAACATAGATATTGATGAAAACTTTTGAATCGCTGCTCCCCCCTCCCCCTACCTATAGCCGTACACACAGAAATTATAAGGATATAAAAACAAATAAACTCTAAGGCTTACACCCTATAGATACACACAACAGATGGCTATTATTATCATGCCTTATACCTACCTTATACCATCATAACTGATACATCAGAAGGCAAGGGGTTAACACATGCCATGCCGGGGGTCTTGTGAACCCCTATCTTGTGAACCCCTGGAGGGGCTGCCTTGTTAACCCCTGTAATATGTGAACCCCTGTTAACCCCTTAATATCACCTTGCTTTGTTAGTTTTTTGCCCCTTGTGAACCCCTGTCTCCGTCCCGTGGGGGAATGGCATGTTAACCCCTAAAACGGCTTCACCAGATAACGCTACAGGGGACTTTACAGGTCAAGCTATGCCTACTATAGCCCTGTTTTACACATAGTGTGGGATTGTCGGATATATACAAATAAGCCGATAAAACAGGGGTTATTCCGTGCTTACTGATAGAGTAGCGTTATTGCTACTGTAGGATATATTGAGCATATAGAATGATTCATAAGATTATATTATGGCAGGTATAACCTGAGTTTATGGAATAATGGGAATAGGTATTAAAAGATTTAAAGGTAGGGGTAAAATGTTTTTATAGTGAGTTAGTGTTGATATTATTAGGGATATTGAATTGAGGGGTGAAATTGTAGGGGTTTACTGCAAAATAATTTAATAGTTGGTCACTTGGTATGCAGTGAGTATATAATATGCAGATAAAAAGGTGCTGAATTTGTTAGGGAAATATTTTCAATTATTTTTAAAAAGTGGGTTTTCTGGTATGCCGGTTGCAATAGTATAAAGGCAGGTTTAGCAATTAACTTTTAATAACAGGAGGGGTGCAATAATAATCAACAGATTTTACAGTATTAAGGGCGCTTGATAAACGGAGCAAGAAGCTAATTGACTTTATAGAACGGAACTCTTCTAAGCCTGTTGATTATTATTGCAGTATTAGTAAGGACGCACTTGTTGCTACTGTGGAGTGGTTCGGTGATAAAAACGGAAAGTATTGTGTTATAAATACTAATCAAGGTCGGGTTGCTTATCATCGCGAATTATCTCAGGTTGTGGACTATTAACATTAACCAATTAATAAATAGGAGGGCGGGAACATGCCAAAATATCAAATAATCACATATAACGGGGAAGAAAAGCAGGATGATCTTACAGTTGAATTTTATTCAGATAATGAGGAACTTGATTTATATCCTTACAGCGATGATTGCCCCGTAGTTATCGGCAGTAATCAAACAATAATTAGAATTGACTAACACCGGGGGAACCGGGGAAGGGCGGAAACGATGAACAAAGGCGGCAAATATACAAGGAAAATTGACTATCGAAGCAAGAAAAGCATGGTTGACTTTTTAACGGGGCATTTCAGATATGACACTATGAATAGCTGGAACCAGGCAACAAGCTATGCCCACAATGTTAAAATTCATAGGCTCGGATTAACAACAGAACAGGAAGACAAGGTTTTTGAAATGTCAGAATGTGAAGATTTTTATTTTTCTATTAATTCCCTGATTAATGCCTTTAACTATAAGCATGATTTTATTTATCAAGCAGGCTTTAACGGAAGATCGGACGGGTATATTGTACTCCGTCAAGGCGGCTGTAAGGTTAAACATATATTTACTGATTCGGAGTTTGAAGCTGATTCTGCCAATTATCATGGGCGTACATACGCAGATGGCTACGGCTGGAAAAGTAAGGAGGAGGCTATCGAGGCAGGCGTATATAACAAGCAAATAAAAACTGTATTTTCACAGCCGGGCAGGGGCCTTGATATGTATGAAGACTTTGAAGAGTGGGATATTGATTCATTAAGGGACAGATGCAAGCTCATTCAGGAGTTTGATGATCTTGTTGAAAATATCCTGGAAACAGTCAAGGCAATGCTTGAAGAGTATCAGATTGAGGAAGAGGAATATCAGGTTACTAAAACAAGGAAAGTTTTAAAAGCTGCCTAACCTTCAGCCGATACCCTTGAATTGAGGCTCAAGGGTATCCACGGGCGGTTAGAACTGAATAACAATGAACGTTGAAAACATGACAAACAGGCAGGGGCGGGCAATTCCTAACCAGTTCATTATTAAAGATGATTGCAATGAAATGAGTGGGAACTGCATTGAATATTTTCAGAGTTATAAGTCTATTATTTGCAAGCGGGATAAGTTCCGGGCAGGAGTTGAAAAAAGGCAGGTCACGCTTGACGCTGATAAGTGGGATTACAGTAAAACAACGGGCAAATATCGGAATATGTTCTTAGGTGAAACGAAAAAGGAAACGGAGCGCAAGATCAAAACAGGGGAATATTTACTTGATAACTTAAACAGATAAGGAGGGGACTTGAAACCAATTGAACAACAAAAAACGGCGGATTGCTTACCATCTCAGGAGATTAAACTGCAAAACTATCGGCATTTTATCCGTGTGGGCGGAGCGATTGTACAGCTTGAACAGCCTCGGCGATACGACTTTGACAAGGACGGCAAAATGGCGGCGATCTTGGGCGGGGTGCTTATATCCTGCTTGCTTATAGCTGTAATAATTTTAGGGCTTTGTTTTTAAAAAAGGAGGGGAAATGACCATTACATTAGCTTTAAGGGATAACGAAAAAATTGATGTCAAGGCGTATCTGCCTTTTGAGCGGTACGGATATACCTTTGCAGTACATAAAAGCCAAGAGAATATAAACTTATGGAATGTTTCGGAAGTGTCAACGGGTTTTGCAGTTTGTTATAATCATAGAAAAATACAAGATGCAATTAAAACAGCAAAGGGAATGCTTAAAAAGGCAGGCAAAAAAGGTGTTATTGAGGCTGTTGAATATGCAAAAGAACTTTTAAAAGGATAACGGGCGGGCTTCTGGGGGGCAACTTCCAGGAGCCTCTTTTACTACTTAATAGTAATTCTTACGGAGGGCGGAACATGAAAATACATATTGCAATTAAAGAGCAGGACGGAACAAAAAAGATTCCTTTACCATGCTGTAAGATGTTTGAAATGTTCGGGTATAAGTTCGCAGCACATAAAAGTTATCCCTTTGGCGATAAGTGGAATGTGTCAGAAATGTCAAGCGGGTTCCGGGTGTTCGCAGGATTCGACAAGGACTATGTAATAAAAGAGGCGATGTTCACACTTGAAAATGCAGGGCAGGAGAAAGTCAAAAGACTTGTTACGGAGGCAACCGAATGAAACGGACGGCAAAATATTTGTTTGTCTTGCTCCTGGTCTTGCTTGCTTTCCTCTTAGGCTATGCGGTTCGAGTAGCAAGAGAGCCTGTGCCGGTAATCTATAAGCCTGAAATTAAAGTGGAAACGCAGCGAGTCCTTGACAGGCTGGAGCGCAAGCACGGCAAAAGGAACACGATGGTTCTATGGCAAGAGTGGCACTACATTAATGAACGGGGGCAGAAATGCACATTAAAATAACGGGAGGAATATCATGAACTTATTAAAAGCCAGTAAACATGCGCTTGAATGGATGGAAGACCAGCTTGACGATGTTAAGTGTATGGAACATACGCTTGACGGACATGACCCTGATAGCTGTGTCTATTGTATGCTTAAAAACGCTATAGAAGAAGCGGAGGGCATAATGGAATGAAAACCATAAGCAAGATTGAATGGCAGATCCCAGACCCCGAACTACTCTGCTATGTATGCAATGAAACGGCAAAAAACGAGGTTCAGGTCACGGAGGGCGGATTGTCTTTTACCTTCCCTCTGTGCGATGGGTGTTCTGGATTGTCGGAAAATCAACTAATTCTGATACTTGAAAAGGAGGGCATAAATGGAAGATGACTTCGAATATGATGAGGAACTGGAATCGGCAATCATAATTGTAGCTATCATATCAGCCGGTTTGCTCGCTCTGGTGTCGGTTGCGGTATGGTGCTGCGGATCGTGGCTCTTTAACCTTGTAAGGGGGTGGCTATGAAATGGAGAGGCGGAAGGAAACGGAAGGAAACAGGAAAGAAGACAGTTAAGACCAGATGCTTGAAATCAACTTGCGAAAAAGAATTTATGACGGGACTTGACAGATGCGGAAGGAAACTGGAACATATCTGCCCTCGGTGCAGGTTCATTAATTCGTTTCTGGGTGATAATGAAACGGAATGTGCCTTGAGGTTCGGTTGATAATTATTACTATTAATTAGGAAAAAGGAGGACAAAATGACAATCCTTGAAGCTCTCGAAAGGGTTAAGACAATAGAAGATATGCGTGACGATCCTGAATCGGCTCGTTCTTACGAAGACGACTTATATGAGGATTTCGTCAGGTTCGTTGCAGATAAAAACAAAGGGAAACTGGGGGAGATTGCAAAACTGATACTTGAAACAAAGAAAATGGACTTTCCCAGATGGTGCGCCTGATACGGCAAAAAGCCCTCGCTCTCACGGGCGGGGGCGTTCCTTTATGTCCTTTTTCAACTGTCTTTGGTAATCCATGCGCAGCTTCTTTAATTCAGGAGTTATGGTTATATGCGTGTAATGATGGAGCTTTTGTAGCTCTGTCGGTGCTTTGTCTGCGTTAATATACCAAAAAAACTGTGATAATGAACCCATAGAATTTCTCCCCCATTTAGTAATCACACAGCTTTCTACAGTACCCGTACATACGTTCAGTTTTTGATTGCTTTTGCTAAGTCATAAAATGCTTTAGCTACAGTCATCTTGTTTGAGCGTAGCGGTATTTGAAAATGATGGCTATCTTTGCGGTTATTAAAATATACAGACACCCTCCATGAACCATCTTCATCTACATCTCTACATTCATAACCATGTTTATCAAATGTTCTTATATTGATTTCAACTACGTTTTCAACGTTAATCATGTCTTCGTTTTCCTCGTCATCAGTAATACAGCGATAATGATAAGTTTTTTCATGGGTTCTCCTTTTTGTGTTCAGGAGTTTATCTCTGACCTTGCTCCTGAATTCGGGCGTTGACATAGGTTTAACGAGAACCTATCAGAGACCCATTTTTCCTATTTAATAGTAAAAGTGCGGAGGCAGGATTCGATACCTGCAAGCGATTCTCACGCAACCGGATTATGGCATGCCGTTTGTCCGTGCTTGTTTTCAGCCACTCCGCACTCTTTTTTGTTGCCGGATATTTATCAAGCGACTGGCTATCCGGCTTGCCTCTCTTTAGGGGGATTACCTCAAGTCTTTTCGTATGTTATAGATAGCAAGGCAATGTTTGAACAGTTCAAAGTGCTTATCCAGATTACCGATTGAGGCATATTCAAAACCTTCATCCTCTGACCTGCCTACTCTCAATATCATAACATCTTCAACAGGATAGCCGTTCTCGGTTAATAGCTCCTTATATGCCGCAACCTGATGTTTCATTTCAGGCCATATACCAGAACCGGAAGTCTTGATGTCAATTAGTGTTGGCTTGCCGTCAAGTTCAGCATAAATGTCAATAGTTCCACCGAATTGGTATGCTTCGGATACTAAAGGAGCTTCGGAAAGCAACAACTTAAACTGCTTGCCTTTCTTCCATTCCAGAAACTTTAAAAAGCCGTTCTCTGCTTCGGATATTACAGACGGAGCGTAATCTTCGAGATTCGGCTTCTCTCCTTTGAGTTCACACTCAATCAGGTAATGGCAACAAGTCCCGATTCCGGCTTTATCATCAACATATTTTGTAGAATCAACACCTTGAAGTCCTAATTTGTTCGCCCAGGCGATAAGAGTTGGCTTCGACAGCACATTAAGGGCAGTTGTAACTCCGACAACAATCTTATCTTCCTTGTTGCGATACCGAATATGAGCTTTTGTCT